CTGATCAGCGCCTCGTCAGAGAGGGAGATCAGGTCGAAGGTAGTATGAGTTTCATCTATAAGATTATAGGAGAGAACTATGAGAAGTTAGCAATAATAGAAGTTGAAAAAGGAGCTACTAAGGAAGCTAAGTTGGAGGCAGTTCCTCTTAATGCTTCTTGGATGTTATATGTTGGAGGGCAGTTTGCTGTTGCTCCGGGGCATGTAATGTACGGCAATGATCGTAGTCGTGATAAGGAGTATCACGTGCGGTTGTATAAAAGCGGAATAGCTCAGATCTTTCCTGCGGATTCTATCATTAAAGTGAAGGACTTAGCGGGAGATCTTGTGTTATTGAAGTTTCCAGACATTACTCCCAAGAGAAATATAACTCAGCACTTCGAGACGGGAGTGCCTTCTATGGGAAGATTGGAACATGTGTTGCCGTTGGATGGTTATGCAGGTGTCCATGTTAGATCGGCCACTTCGTGGCAGAACATGGAGTACACTTTACCATTTGCAAACGACAGCTACGGAGATGTGGTTGCTGATTTGGTTATGGAAGGGATACCTAATGAGAGAGGCATGTGTGGAACAGTTTATTGTTGTGAGAAGACACAAAAAATAGTCGGTATGCATGTGGGTGGGAATCCAGTGTATAAGCGCGGCTATGCCAACACTTTGTTTCAAGACGATATGTTGAAGGAAGTAATGGGTTTTGATATAACCCGTCCGTTGGATTTAACGGATCAGCTTCAGTCGCTCCAGGAAGGAGTAGATGTTATTGGTAGGGTCGCGCCAGAAAAAGCGGCTTACGTAGCAACTTAAACAAAGTTGCAACGTGCACGGTTTGACATGGAGTCATTCCCAGTAGTAGATCCGGGCTATGCACCAGCACAGCTTAAACCGACGGCGGAAGGATCTCCAGCAAAGAAAGCCTATAAGAGGATTTCTAACCAGTCTAATTTCGGAAGGCCTCAAGGTTTTGATGAAGTTATGTTGGAAGGAATTGCTCCTAAGGGATTTGATTGTAAGAGTGCGAGTATGCCGTGTACGCTCGAGGAAGCGGTTTATGGAATCCCAGGTTATATGAAGGGGATTGATATGAACGCGTCAGTTGGGTATTTCTTTAAGAAATTGGGATTTACCTCTAGAAGGAAGCTTTTCTTCAATGATAAAGGAGAACAAGAGATTCATCCGCTTGTGAGAAGGGCGGTAGAGCAGTCTGTTGAGAAGTTTCAGGCCGGAGTTATTACGCCGGTTGTGTTTGAGGACTCGTTGAAGGATGAGTTGCGCTCAGAGGCAAAGAGAGCCGATTGTAATACGCGCTTGTATTGCGCGGGCGATCTAGTATCGCTTTTGATCCAGAAAATGTTTTTGGGAAGGTTTTTCGTTGAATTTTGTAAAAACCCCTGTTCGAGTCCAGTTGGACTGTCTCTGAACCCACATTCGTGCCAATGGGGTGAGCTTTATGGCTACCTTAAAGGTGCGAAAAGAGATATGAGGCGAATTCTAGCCGGAGATTTTACCGACTATGATATTAGCGTTAAGTGGTACTTGGTAGAGAAATTTGTTGAGTTCCATAAACGCATGTGCCCTGATGCGCCTTGGTTTGTTAGTTTGATTATTTATGCTAACTTTTTAGGGTGGCACCTATTTATGCATTTAGTGCATTTAAGAGGTTGGGGCACCGCTAGTGGAAGTTTCATTACTTCGATGTTTAATACCTTTGTAAATTGGTTTATTCATAAGCACGCTTTTGTTACCCTTTTTTCGGAGAGGGAGTGGGAGGTGGTGAGAAGTACGTTTACGGGGGATGATTCCCTCGTTACGGTTCCTGATGAGTATAAGGAATATGATATGGAATATCTTGGAGCGTTCTTTGCTCAGATGTACCAGATGGTTTATACTTCGTGTTTTAAAGATGACACGGTCATTACGTGGAGTAATGCAACATATCTTAAACGCACGTTTGTGCGAGGACAAATCGGAATGATGGCACCCATCAGTACGAAGACCCTCTACAATATGTGTGCTTGGTCAGATGGTGAACCAAGTGAGCAGCAGGAGGAATCTATAATAGGGTCCCTATTGCTGGAGGCTCAACACCATGGAGCGCCCTTCTACGGCCAGATTGAAAACTGGGTGAGGAAAGAGAAGGCAAGGCTCGGCGCTGATTGGCTGGTACCAACGTTTCGTGAAAGTACCGCCATGCGCAAATCCGAATACTGAATTGTATTCCTCCTGGAATGAGGTTAAACTTCCCCCGTAGGTCGGGTGACTAGGGAATGCTCTCCCTTAACAAAAAGAGCTGCTACGCACAAAAGAAGTGCAACGGCCATCCCTTGGTTTCGGGGATTTGCCTACTTAATGGAACCACAACTCAAAGAGCAACAACACAAACAATTCAATCGGACGCTCAGCAGGAATTGACTGCACCGGTTGAAACGGCTTTATTTCAGACGCCTACCATGTCATTTGGTGAAGTCGGGATAACAAAACAAACCTCCATGCCAGGCTATGATGCAAAGGCCCATGGAGTAGGACATTTCGAACAGACACAAGTTTTGGAGAGGATGCGCCTCGTTAATACTTTCAATTGGACTACAACTAGTACAGCGTTGTTGTTTTCGAACAACCTCATGTATTTTTTGAAGAACTTTGCAAGTAACGCGGTTATTTTAGATCAATTTAATATGTTCCGCGCCGGAATAGAAGTGACGGTTAGGTTAAATACCAACCCTCTTTACTATGGCGCGATGATGGTTACTCTCTATCCAAGTAATAGTGTCGCAAATAGGATAGATGAAAATGCGGTGATAGATCCAACTATCATTTCGGCTTCTTGCGGGGAATCTGTGATTAAGCAGTGGACCTACAATTATCCAGATGGTTGGTTGGATGCTAGTAAGATAGGATCTGTTTCGGAATACGGTTCCGTCTGGTGTGAAGTGCACCAGTTGGCTCCGTTGACCGCTACTAATTCCACG